GAGCTGGTCGATGAGGATGGGGAGTTGGTCAACTTGCTGTCCCTCCTCTATCCCAGGAGCATGCCGCCAACGGTGCCCATAGGCGCCATTAAAGATCAAGCCGTCATCGCTAGCAACCTCCCCAATATTGGAGTTGTAGTAGAGCAAGGGTTTGACGTCTTCCCGCCCCGCTAACATCCACAACGACTCAAATAAGTGAAAGAAGGGGTTAGCATCCCGCGCAGAGTTAAACAAGACTCGCTCGGTTGGATGGCTGTAAGTAACGGTGATGGGTTCTATAATCTGATGCACTCTTCCAGCCCGACTTGAGGTAGCTACGGTAGGAAACGCATCATTTTGGATACCTTTGACAAGCCCTCTAAAAGCTTCGTTGACGTTTCTGTACTGCAAGTGCATTGAGAGACTCCTCGACATAAGTGACAGGGTTGTGGGCATAAGCATGCAGCAGATTGCCTAGGGACGGAAAGAGGAGGGCATAACCTCCGTGGTGGACAAACGAGGCAAGATTGTCCTGATTGTCGTCTATCAGCAGAGTACTCGGATTGGCTAGCAACATCTTGTGGGGAGTAATGACATACCTATCAAAGTTTACACCAAAGAACCTCCTTAGCCAACGTACTTTTCCGCTGGCGCAGTTGGAGTCCAGGGCCGGATAAGTCGCTACATACCAATTATACTCCCCAAGAACCTCCTCTAGTTCACGAGCCCACGGTAGGGGAGCTAAGTTACTCCAGAAGTCTTTCTCCTTGTAAATAATAGCCAACAACTCATCATGGGAGATTCCCAAATGCCTGGTGATATCCCAGATCCCGAGGGGTCTACTACGCTGAAATTCTCCCTTATCCACCCCAAGAAGCCGCAAAACTCCTCCCGTAAAGTCTGTGAGCACCTCATCCATGTCAAGTAAGACTGTAGAAATCCCCATCAATATTGGTCCCTTCAAAATTATTCCGGAATTCTTGCAGAATCCCTATTGACGACTGTTGTTTCGCTCGATAGTCTTAGGTAGTCAGTTAGTTTTACTTACTCAAGATTGGAGCGATGAAAATGGTACGTGCAACAAAGACAGTGGCGACTTCCCCGAGCACCGAGACCGCCGTGGTAGCTAAGGCGAAAGCCCCTCGCAAGCCCAAGACCGTGAAATCGGCCCACGCCGTCGCGATGGATGCCGCCCGTGAGACCGAGGAGAAGAAGGTCAAGGCCATGACCGCCAAGCCGGTTGTCGAGAAGGCCTCCAACGGTTCCCTCCGCAAGCCCCAAGTCCGCATCCTCCAGTGCCTCTTCAAGGCCGGCAAGGAACTCACGCGGGCCCAGATCGCAGTCAAGGCTCCCGTTGATCCGGCTGGCTGTGTCGAGTGGATTGGTTCCCATGACCCCGACAAGCGGGCCGCCAACGATGTGAAGCACTTCCCCTCGCTGGTCACGTTGGACTTCATTAAGCAAGAGCAGCACGACGTAGATGGCAAGGATGTCATCGTCTATCTCCTCACGGCCAAGGGCAAAGCGGTCTCCGCCAAGCTCTAGAACTCTCCCCGTTCTCCTCAGCCCAGACTTCACGCCTGGGCTTTTCTTTTGCGCTACCCAATATTCCAGAAGAGGGTAGCCCCCACAAACTCCTTCCGGTAATACAACCACCAGCGGAAGGCTTTCAAGTCGTAGTACTCATTGCAAGGCCACGGCGGAGTCTCCCCCTTCATAGCAACATCCTTGTAAGCGTAGCCCTCGTCAATCAAGGTGATACGAGCAGCTGCCACCCCAGACTTCTCCCGCACGTACTTCAGTACCTGCTCATGTGACCGAGAGTAGCCCAGGTGGATAATGTACTCCACGCGGGTTCCCATCCCACGTATCACCCCAGCGGCCAACGTCCCACTACTGGCCGGAATCAAGACACGCTTGATCTTCAACCGTAAGTCCAAAGCACGTGCCTCCCTCGCGGTCTCCTCAACTGACTCCTCCAGCTTCAAGGCGTTGGGCATCATGTAGCCCCCGCGTGCTTCACAATCCTTCTTTGCTTGGTGATAAATCACTGAAGACCGCCCTGCCTGGAGAGGCACGAGGATAGCTCCTAACACTTGCGCCTTGAGCTGAGGCTCCCGAGGTCCAGGCTCATGCTTATAGTTGGGGTAGTAGACAACCGCTTGCTTCCCGAGGATCTGGCAAGCCCTTGCCACGGCGTGTCCGGCCTGAGAATGGTACGTGTCGAGGGCTCCCACGATCTTCTCAGGTAGCGAGAGTACCCGCGAGTACACACCCCGTGTCTTCGAGAAGGGCGGCCCAGGCGGAGGACATGCGAGGTCTTCCCGCTTCACCCACAGCCCGTACTCCGCCCGATAGTCCTCGACGGGGGTGCCTACGCGCAGCATCCCCATCGCTACGATCCTCCCCCTACTCATATCTGCTCATCCTTTCCACTTACGTGTGCCGTAGGCAAGCCCGCGAGCAATCTTTGGCTCGTTCTACTGCGCGCATACTTAAGCAAGCCTAGGCGCAGCTCGTGGCTGTCCTTCCCGAGGGGGTAGTGCCCACCCACGTGAGACTTCCACTTGCAGAAGATGGTTTCTGTCTCCTGCACGTTCAACACCCTCTCAAACCTAGGAGGGGCCAACATCCTCGGCAGCCTCTTCAGCACGTACCGATGAGCCCAAACCAGAGGGCTTTCGGGCGTACTCTCGTGACAGTAGGACTCATACGTCATCTGGGCTCCCTCCAGCGACGACTTGAACATCAGGGCCACGTCATCCTCCTCAAACCGGATTGGAGCCATCCCCAGCCGCTCAAGCATGTCAGGAACCTTCCAGCTGATCCACTCCCCAAAGCCATACATCAGCTTGACGCGTGCCATGACCGTATATGCCTTGGACTCCGTGCACAGCCAGTCAATAATCTTCTCGGCACTCCCCCGCTCCTTCAAGGCAGCCACTGAGCGGATGGCAAGCTCTCCTCGAAAGTGTCGCCGCTCCGATCCACGCGGGTAATCCGTCCCAGACCTAGCTATGTGCTCCAAGGCTCCATAGAAGTCAGACTGCTCGCTTGCCCAGCTGCTGACTCCCGCGTGGTAGTAGCACCAGTAGGCTAACAACCACTTACACAACTGTTTTCGGGTCAACTGGGCTTCCCATAACGCAACATACAAGGGGTCCAAGTCTCGACTGGTCACCAGAGGCTTGGCAAACTCAATCAACCCCAGCTTGGTCATCTTCAACTTAGCAATGCTCATGACTTGCTCCTGATTGGCAACTTGAGGTCTACCAAGCGGAGGGCAGTAGCCTCCCCAGCCAACGCATCCCCACAACGCGCCTTGCCCCCGTTCTCCTCCGCGCAATACAAGCAACCGCTCGGAGGACACTCAAGCACGGGCTTGAACTGCTCCTCGCTGCTCTCCCGCGTGTACATGGGGACGGCGTGACCGTGGCACTGGGCGGAGGTCGTGAACTCCCGCCCGATGCTCACCCCCGTCTTATCGGTGATGTAACCTTCGGGGTTCCGCTCGTAGCGGTACTCATAGCACGTTGCATACGTTAGACCCACTCGCTTTGCCGCAGACGCAAAGAGTTTATGCGACTTGATACGATATGCCTCCTCGATAGTGCGTTGCCCTCCGATGTTCTCCGTGAATAAGGCAGCAAAGGCTTTCCCCCGCTCCCCAAACCGCTTGACAGTCCGCTCTACCATCGTGGGGGCCCACGAGAAGCCTGCCTCAACAAACTTCACGATCACGTGGTCAGCTCCTGCGTCTGCCAACATCTTGAACAGCTGGCATACCTGCTGATTCGAGGTCACTCCAGGTATGATAGGGTTGCACTGGATGGAGACATAGATACCCGCCCGCTTCAACCGAGTGATATCCTTCAGATGACCCTCCAACGACAAGGCTCCTGGAGAGAACTTCTTCCAGTCATTGGGGTCTGGGGTGTTGATAGACTTCTGAGCATAGCTGTGCGGGTTCTGCCGCATGAGCTGGATAGCCCAATCGGGATACCGCAGACGGCTCAAGAAGAAGATAGGCAGCCCAGCCTGGACACAAACCTTGGCAGACTCCTCCGTGTTGTGGTAGAGGTCTTCAAGCGTCAAGAAGGGGTCCGTGAAGCTACTGAAGTAGACTGCTGCCCCACGGCGTACTCGGTCCAACTGCTTCTGCACCTGCTCCCCATAGTTGACCGGAACCGTAATCAAGCCAGTCCCACGGTAGCCTCGGAACCCGCTGTTGACGTAGCAGAAGCTACAGCCCACCATGCACCAACCCCCATATGGCTCCGTGAGGATGGCTTCTGTGAAACACGGACGTGGACGGACCCCATTGGGCTCGTGGAGACTCTTGTACCAACCTTGGAGGGGCTTGCACGTGTTGATACGTGTGTGGGGGTAAGGTTCCAAGTAAGCACGGACTGTCTTCTTGTTCTCCTCCTTGGCATTACGGGTCATACCAATCGAGAGGTCTCGCACCTTGATTTTCCGCTGCAACAACTTGTCGTAAACGGTCTTGATGGGCCCCATGTTGTCCCTTGGCTCGGGACGCATGAAGTACTCATAGTTGGTGGCCGCGGTGTTATCGTCTTCCCCAATGGTCTTGATCGTCAGCCAGCTTTGTTCTTGGTCCATCTCAAACTCCTTGGTGAGCGTGTAGCCTCACCCACTCTAAAACTAGCTTGGAGGCTTGCTCCGTAGTACACCTACGGCAGACAACTCCCAGCTCTACCAGCTTCACTCGGGCCCGCTCTATCGTGGCCACTCGGTTGGTTGTGTTTGCGGGGTTCAATGGCTTGTCGTTCCCTGCTGTCTCCCTCCGCTTGGCTACCCTTTCCAAGCAAGTCTCCAGAGGCGTCGTGAGGAAGATAACACGCAAGTCCATCATCTGTCGCGCCCACTTGACATCCTCACTCAAGAGGAGTCCTTCACACAATATCACGTCCATGTTGAGGGTCTGGATCAGCTCGTACACCTGGCGGGCGCTTCCCACCGTATCACAACCCCCGCAAGCGCTCTCCTCATAATGTCCAAGGATTGCGAGGTCCATCTGCTTGGCCTGGTACCACAGGGGCTTCTTCCTCCCCTTCACTATGCGAGGGTTCCACTGGAACTGTTTCATGACCTCGCGCATTACAGTGGTTTTGCCACTCCCACTTGTACCCCTTATCTGGATGATCATATTGGTCCATCTCCATAAACCGTTCTTCACGCATGCGTTGAAATTCGCGCACCATCTCTGCCGTTTCACGCTCGTCCCGTTCTGTCCAATCATTAGCTGCCATTGTATCTCCTTTTGGCCCTGCCATCACCGGCCTGTAATCTCAGGTACTTATCCACCTCACAAAGGCTCATCTCTATTTCGCGCATCTCAAGAGGAGGCATCCCCTTGAGTCGTCGCTGAGCCGTCTTCAACAGCTTCTGCGTCTGCTTTGCCCAATCGCTAGGCACAGGCGGAGAAGAAGCATTGTTGCCTTTTGGAAAGTCTCTCCCTAACAAACGATACAACCCACGAATAGCTCCTGGCCCAGGGTTACACCACGTGAGCTTGTCCGTAGCCTCCTCCAGCCAGTACGTGTAGCGGAGGTCGCACACTATCTCGTAGGCCATGAAGCCTCCCAAGCCTGGATACTTGACAAGCTCCTCGTGGACTGCCTCCATTGTCTCGCTAGTCAGCAAGCACTTCTCTCGCAGGTAGAACCTATCACGCCAGACATTCGAGATTCTCGCACAGATAGCTTCCAGCTTGGGAATCCCCCCAGGTGAGTTGATCATGAAGGCTCCCGTGAACACTGGCTTCCCAGTCGCCCTCACCTTGCCCAGCTCATGCAAGGCAACCTTCTCGTTCCAATGTTCCAACAGGTCATTCTTGATGAGCAACTCCCCTGTGCTAATCAAGTTGAACCAGCGGAAGATAACTGTTGCCATGAACACGTCGATGCTATCTCGGAGAGGCTCCCTCACACGCTCTCGGAACCACTCGGTGGTCTTGTCGTTCTCCCTGTAGGGGTTGGTGAAGAAGTACTGCTGCATGATGGGGTCATTCGTCCACGGCTTGGGACATCCCGCCCGCTTCTTGAGATAGATGTTATGGCGTTCTCGCATCCACCATAGGAACTTAGAAACTGAGTTTGAATTCATCTGCTAACCTGTTGGGGTAATCTCGACTGGGAATGGCATCTAAAGGCTCGTCATACATCAAGTGCCAGATATTACTAGCACTAAACAAA